TTATTGTCTCTTCTTTCCATCTTTCATCACGACCTGGAACTTCGGACCAATGAACTTCAATCGGCACATAATTGCTTCTCTTATTTGTAGCATCTGACCACATACGATAGAAGTGATTCAATCCGTTAGGTGTAGAAACTACAAGAACCTGAGATGTTTTACCAGAAGAAATCGTAGGATACACAGAATTGAAGAATTGATCGGCTTGATTGTTTGGAACGAATGCGTATTCGTCAAGGAATAGAATGTTATATGATCCACCACGAACTGCGCTTGATGATGTTGCAGCAGCTAGAACTTTTGATCCGTTTTCTAGTTCAATGTTACCCTTGTTCCAGGTAACAATTCCTTGTTGCAACCAAATCGGCAGATTTTCATATGCAAGCTGTAGACGACTCAATAGTTCGCGAGCAGTTGATCCTTTATTTGCAAGCATTGCAACACTTGTGTTATCACGAAATAGAATCTGATGTAAAAGATATGCGATAATCGTCGTAGATTTACCAACCTGACGTGGCATTTTACAAACGACGAAACGATTTTTGTGAAATGTTTCAAGCATGTGTTTTTGGAATTTCCACATCTTGAAAGGAACAAGACCTTCATCGACGTTGACAATCTTGATATAGTTCAATGCAAAGTAAACAGGATCTTCGGAACATCTCACATATTCCTTGACTTGGTCTTCAGTCCATTCAATCTTGACGCCTGCGCGCTTAAGATTCGGATTGGACATATATGCAATAGTATCAGCCATCGGTCTGTTGTTCTTTGTTTTGTCTTAATAGTTTTTGAAGTTCTGCTGTTGATCCAACAAATACTGCATTTTGTACATTTACGCCGCTAGAAGACTTTGGTGTATCTTCATTCAATTCTTTCATTTTCTTTTGTAGATCAATCAATTCTTTTGTTACTTCTGATATGTTCTTTATCATACCAGCAACAACTTCATATGCTCTTGGACTTTCGCTTTGTTTAGCGACAAAGAGCAATTCATCAAGTGCTTCTTCACCTTTTCGAACAAGATTACGAATTGTTTGACGACTTAAATCGTAATCTGTCTGCGTGTCATTTTGAGGTTCTGCTTGAACAGGAACTATTTCCTGTTTCTTTACTGGTTCGATATTCAATATCTCACTCAAGTTATCATCAATCTTGCTCATTATAATCCTAGTGTATTGGGAAATTCTATTATCGTTTCCGTAAATCCAAAGTCGCTATTCACATTTGCAGTTGTTGGATCTGGAACAACTGTTGCAATTACCAGTTTGATATTTGAAACATACGAACTTGATACATTCCAATTAGCTCCAGATGACGCGCCAGTTATTTCTACATTACTTACAAAAGCACCAAACGAATTTTTCGATCCATACACATTTTTTATGTATAGCTTTCTATTTGATGTATCATGTTCAATGACTTCAGCTTTTGCATCAGCAAATTCATATGAAGTGCCTTGCCAAATTGTTTCTCCGGTCTTGAACGAACTAAATCCCCCCGATTGAAGATCTAGAACATATATCGAAGAACCACCAGATGTTCCGCTTGAGAATGTACCATACATATTCGTATTTGCTTTTTTAATGATCTTGGAATCTGAAATAGGACCAAATAGCATTGCTTTGACCGTAAATGTCAAATCAAATATGACAACACGAGTTGCATCTTGATCGTGTGGTCCTTCAGAATCAACAGTATATCTAACAGACTTCAATATGATCGGAACATCTTTCTTGATACCCATTGTGCTAACAAGATCTAGAGTCATGGTATAGTCGGGATTGAAAATCGGCAAGATTTGTTCTACAATCTGCCAACCATCTTCAATATTACGAACATATATTGAAAGACTAAAATCATAATTATATGGAACGCCCATGTACTGTGTTTTTTGAGTTGTATTTGTAGCAGTAGCAAGATTTGTGTTTCGTATCATGCTACTTTGTTTTCTAGAAGGATCATAATCAACGCCTGAGATTTCAAAAGACATTCTAGGTAGTGTTACCTGAATGCTTTTTAGCAAATTTGGATCACCTTTTATGCGATTATAGAATTTTTCTTTCTGTGCATATACTATGGGAACAAGAACACGCTCAAGTTCCGTTGTTCCTGCCTTATTGTATCGCACAAGTTGAATTTCATTGAATAGTGATCCAAATGCAACAACAATCTTTCTGGTTATGCGATGATAGAAATGATTGCCAAATATTCCTGACATCAAGGTTCTCCGAATGGATTAGTTTCGGTAAAATCAATGATGCCATTTGCATCAGTTTGTATCTCAAGATTGTTTGTCAATTCGTCAGATACTCCGTCGAAATCTTGTCTATTGAATGTAGTCAATGTGAAGTTGGCATTTGATGTTGATCCAATGACATTAGCTCCTGTAGAAAAAGTACCCTTGATATTGATCAATTGTAGCATATTGTTTGATGGGAACCAATTTTTAACTATCGCAGTCGATGTTGCTGATGCTAGGCTTGAACCCTGATACACAATCTCTTCTCTCTTGTATGCGCCAGTTCCTCCAGCGACCATTGCCATGTTTTGGGTATACGAATATGCGCGACCAACATCATCAATTTCCTTGACGCCCGTTGCAAATCTTTCATTTGAAAATTTGTACAATTCCATACTCAATTCATAGTAATAAAATAGTGGAGGACGACGACCAAGAGTATAGAAGTTTCTTTCTTCTTCTACATACTTGATTTCGTATAAATTGGCTAAAGCTGGAATATAAACAAGATCTCCTTCACGAGGTCTTGGATATGTTGCGACGGGAACATACTTTTCGTATGTGCGACGAGCAACAACTACCCTAATGGAGTCTCTAATTTCTAGACCAAACTTGCTAAAGAATTCGCCAGGACCTTCAAATCCAGCAACCGATTGAATGTACATTTCCATTGAATATGCAGCATTATAAAGCTTTACTGTATCTTCTCCATAAATCAAATCTTCATCGCTTAAAGATTTTCTTGGTACGTAATATACATCAGCACCATATTGTCTTATGGATTCAATGATAAGATCTTCAGCAAGAAGTTGTTCTTGCGTAACTACACCTGGAAAATTATTGAAGTAGTGATTTACTGCCATCTGTTATACTTTTTTCTTTATTTTACCTTTAACCCATTGAGTTCCTGGACAAATAGAACTTCTTTTATTTATTATGCCATTATTCCACCAAAAAGAATTCTTGAACATATCAATATTTTTGGGAATACGTCCCTTTAGTTTTTCACTTATTTTCACGCTTATCTGATCTTGTAATTCTTTTGAATGTTTCTTACCAAAAAATGGATTATTTTCACCACTCAATCTATCACTCAGTTTTTGCTTTGTTTCTTCTGAAAGCTTTCTACCCTTTAAACTCATACTATTAGCTTGACCAATTTTTCTTTTTGTTTCTTCAGTTCTTTTCTTACCCCTATTAGAATTAGCTCTCTTCGTCTTCTCTTCCTCACTTTGTACTCTATCTTTATTCTTCTCCCAAATAGCTTCCATTTTTTCGCGAACATCATCGCGAGACATAGCAGCTTTTGTATTTTTTGAAATCTTTTCGTTTATAGTCAATCGTTTTTCATCATCTAGATTTGTCCAGTGATTAAATTTAGTATTAATTAAATTGTAATATTTGACTCCAAGTTCTTCATCTTTTATAAGTTGAAGCCACTTATATTCAGTTTCTAGAAGATTATTTTTATCTATATTTCTTTGAATTATACGACGTTTAAAATCTTGTGGTCTTCTTCTATACGCATCTCTCATTCTATTTGATGAACATATATAACCATCGTTCGGCATACCAAAATGACAACCAAGATAATACATTTTTCTTTTTACATCATACCACAAATATATAAATCCATTTTTTTCCATCGCGATCTCCTTAAAAATATCACGATGTATTTATACAAACCGAGTGTCTCAGCCCAAAATAAATTCCGGTGGAACTTCATATTTGCTTTGCATTTCTTGTTCAAGAGCAGATATTTCACTTTCTGCTTCTTCAAAAATTTGTTGTCCATTTAGCTGAACACCACCAGGAAGCTGAATACCACTAAACTTCTTTAGATTTAGTCCCCATTGACGCTTGATGAGCGCAGTAGCATATCTCTTCAACCAACGATCATTATATACGTCCGTATATGAATTTGGATCAATAATCTTATATCCCTCAACGATCAAATACTCACCGGCTTGAATATCTGTGCCCCACTGCAAATCAACATATAATCTATTTTGATGTCTATTGAATCTAATTGGTTGTTCACCAGAGAACAACATGTCCAATGTGCGTAGATGTTGCTGTGTCAACACGAAATTGACATATGATGTTGAAGTAAAGTCATATAGTTCATGCAGTCGCAACTGATAGCGAAGATCAAACATATTTACTGTAGCATTTGTTGATGATAGGGGGAATATTCTTGTAACACCAGTAATTGAATCTGCTGCACCTACAACATTTATTGGAACTGTATTTGCACTTGAAGAATATGTCGAATTCATAACCATTGAACCCTTGTCATTAATTGACAAGACGGTTTTTGTTTCTCCATTTATAGTCAACTGGGTAACTCCAGCTGCAAATTCGGCAGCAAAATTAGTTCCTGATCCAGTAACCGTAGCATTTCCAGAAACAACTGTAGCCGCTCCAGAAGCTTGAGTCATATCAATATATTGACGATCAACATCGGTTTGTGTTACTAAATGCTTTAGATAAATCTTTTGAATTGCATCATAATGATAATCTTGATAAAACTGAAGAGCATCATCAATGCGATCTTCTACTTGATCGTCGTCAACATTTATGTCAATTACTGGAAAACCAAGACGACGCTTGCAATAGTCTATTAGATTTTCTCTAGAACTTGGTACAGCCATTTTTTATTCCTTATATAGACTATTTTATTTATGATCTAACATCAGGTATCATTACACCGTACATATTTGTTCCGTCTGATACAAAAGAAAACACATCTCTTGAATTTGCATTTGCAGTTATTGATGGCTGAATATTTGCTGTAAATTTATATTGATTTGAAAATGTCAAGGTGCTATTTCCAGAAGTATTTTGAAGAACATGTAGAATATAAGTTCCAATACGAAGATTTGTCGCATTAGATAATGCTCTTGCTCCACCTAATGTCACCGTGGCAATTCTTCCAAGAGATGCATCCCATGCAATTGAAGCGCCGTCAGTTAATGTTTGAGAGAGAACATTTGCTCTTGCATCAGAAACAGTTCCGGTAACATAAAAACCTACGGCGACGTTTATATTACCGCCAGTATCAATACGAATATCTTCGGATGAAGATGATCCAAAGACAAGCGTATTAGCATCAGGCGAATGTATAAATGCTGTTCCTGACCAGTATATTCCCGAATTTGTTGCGGTTGCAAATGCTATATTAGCGCCAGACATGACAAGATTGCCAGTCATTGTGTTACCAGTTTTTAATACGGCGTTTGCAAGTGCTGTATTTGCAGCATTGAACGCATTGTTGGATTTTACATCAAGTGAAATCCACACAGTGCCTGTATAGTAATATGTTAGATCATTTACAGTATATGTATCGCCTGTAACAGGTGAATTAGGAAAATTTATTGCCATTTTTTTTACCTATGATTACTACTTATAACATTTGTTGATCTAATTCTATCGGCCATACATTATTTACGTTGTTCATTACTAGAATTAATTCTTCTATTGTACCTGTTGCTTGTATTGATGTTTTATTTGTCTCGGCTGCCGCGCGCACATTTGTTCTAAATGTAGATATATTTTCTGGTATTGCTACGTTTGCTTCTTGTTTACGAATGACATACCAATCCGTAGGCAATAGCATTGAATATGCTATTTGATCCATTTGTTTTTTAAAGTTTGTTTTTAGCATATCAAGATCTTTTGGCATTGAAGTGCCGTCGGTGTTGACGTAATAAAAACGGTCATCCGGTCTTATTGGATCTGGCACTTCGGTTATGCCTATTGCTTGTTTTTCTTCAAGTGTTGTGAAGCGTAGCCAATTTGCAGGATATTGTATTCCGTTATGATTGAAAGGAACATCTACGTTTAGAACTTTTCCGTCTAGCAAAAACATTTTTTCCTCTTATCTTGCTCTAGCATATTTGAATGGAGCTTCGGCAAACGCGGCGAACGTGTAGGTCTCGCCTGAGTTGTTGATACTGTACCCGCTCGGAGCGCGGACCTTGAAGCCGTTCGACAGGTAGTCGATGCCGTAGGTGTTGGACGTTTCTGCTACAGCGGAGTCAGTCAGCACGCGCAAGATCGCCTCGTTTGGGCTGGTCCCTGTCGGATTGAAGATCATCCACGAAGTGGCGATGCTGCGCGCCTTGATGACGATCCACTTGGGCGAGAAGCCGCACCACACAAAAGGACCGTCCGTGCTGGCGTTGCCGACGTAGCTGCCGAAGCGAGAGAACCCCGCAACCTCTGACCAGAGATACGCGACGTAGTTCACGGCGTTGATATTGTTGTAGGAGCCGACGCGGAAGTTGCTCGCATCAGGCGCGGTGCTGTCGAACATCGTCGTGTCCACGAACTCCGCAGCAGCGGTGCCGAGATCCATGTAGTACGCTGCGCTTGTGAGGTTGGTGTGCCAGCCAGCCCACACGCGAGCATCGCGCCCGCGCACGAACATCCACTTAGGAGCAACGCCAAGTCCATGAGCAATGTTTCTTGCACCACCACCATTTCCCGTGTAAAGGACAATATCAAGCCCAGCACTGTTGCTTTCTTTCCAATTCCACGCTGCATAGGTATTAGTGTTGATATTTACACCACGGCTTGACGCATCGCTACCAAGTGAAAATCCCGTGCTATTGAATGCAGTAAGAGTATTTGCATCGGTGTATTCTGCATTTGGCCCAGTAGACTGAATACCCTTCTGTACTCCACGCTGGCTATCAAAGATGTTTGTGGTCGTGGCTGCGCTGCGGCTCTTGATCCACACAAGGTCAGGTTGGAATGTCAAACTGGAGATCGACTGCGTCGAGCCATTGCCGGTGTACGACGCGATGTCCATTAGCGTGCTTGGCTTCTTGATCACGGGAACCGAGAGGTTCGCGGTGTTCAGGGCCTTGAAGCCGGTGGGCGGGGTGTAGGCAAATGGACGCTGGCCGAAGTTCACGGCAAAGTCTACACCAGAGATGCCGGTGACAAATGCATACACATCACCAGATGTGACATTCGTATATGCAGACCCTTGGGAGACGTTGTTTTTGTAGAACGTCAGGGTCGTGGTGGACGGATCGTATGTCACACCTATAACGTCACCTGTCGTGTACGTTGATCCGTAAGCCGTGCCTGAACCCGGAGCGTTGTTGTTGTTCTTCTTCCCGGTGTTGTCGTAGCTCCAG